GGCGCTGGCGATCGCGTCCGGCGCGCTCCTGGGCTTCGCCCTGGGGTACGGGCTCAAGGAGCAAGCCCATTCGAAGGAAATCAAGGCGGTCATGCGAATCGCCAAACGGATCAGCGAGACGAACCGCAAAGCGGCGAAAAAGGAAGGGGTCCCGAAGGACCCCGCGTTCTTGACTCAGGAAGATTGGGAAAGAGAAGCGGCTAAACCGCGTCGTCCGGCGAAGTGGGGGGCTTGTTAAGCTCGACCAGGTGAACCGGCGTGTTCTTGATGACGAGCTGGCGAATGAAGGCCGTCACCGACAGGCCATCAAGGTCGGCTTGCTTGCGCAGCGCCGCCAGTTCTGCATCGTTCAGCGCCGTCTGTACGATATGCGGCCGTCGTAGTGTGCTTTTCATCCTCCGTGCCTCCTTCTTAATTCGTAGTCGATACGATGCTCCCGAGCCTGACACGCAAGACACATCCCGCTCGGGTTCGCGGTCGGCTGTTCACAATACCCCGCACAGATTACCGTTTTCAACCCCATATGCCGCTCCATGGCCGTCATGCGATTCGACAGCGCCAGGATCATGGTGTCTCGTCGCTCTCGATCGGCTTTCACCCTCTGTTCAAGCTCATCCATATCATCATCCTTCTCCCCTGTCGCTGGGATGCTTAAATGCTTTCCAGAAAATCAACAGCAAGGCGACAAACATGAGATATGCGACAAGAAACTTCATACCCTCACCCCTTTCAACTCGACCATCCGAGTGTTGTAGTACCCCCGGCGAATGATCTTCTTGTCGCCGATGATCCGGTCCGGGATGACCTGAACCGCATCAACCCGTCGCCCCCGGCTGTCAGTCAACCCCACAGTGATGTTGACGATGCCCAGCGGCGTCTCCACGTGCAGCAACCCATTTTCCAAACTCACGGTTTTCATGTCCAATCGCCTCCCTCTCGAAATGAAAAATGCGCGCCCGTCGATCCCACGATCACGTGATCCACCACCGGTATCCCCAGGATCTCCCCGGCCTTGCGCAGCCGCTTCGTTACCTCGGCGTCCTGGCCGCTCGGCTTCGGATCCCCGCTCGGGTGATTGTGCGCGAGGATAATAGCGGCGGCACCACCGGCGACAGCGGCCTTGAATACTTCCCTCGGGTGAATCAGCGAACCATCCAGAATCCCGATGGTCACAACTTCCTCGGCGATCACGCGATGCTTGACGTCCAGCAACAGGACGATGAAGGCTTCCCGGTCCCGGTCGGCGTATCCCTGCCGAATCAGGTAGGTCGCTACATCCCCGGCGTCCTTGAATGGAAACGCCTCCGGCCCTTCATCGCGTACCATCTGCCAGCGGATCCGGCTCATCTCTGCGCTCCTTCCCGGTGGTCGGCCCACCATTCGGCGGCATACTGCGCTTCACAAGCGGAACAAAGGCACTCCGGTGAATGCGCACGGGCACACCCCGACGAAACGCAGAACCAAACCACTACGCAAGCCCAAAACAACAGCACCAGCGCGGCCCGCAAGATCCAGCGCGCCCAGGTCATCGGTCCCGATCCTCCATCGGAGGATCACAGATACATCTCCGGTCGGTTGACCAATCGCCCACCTTGTTTCCGTTGGCGTCCATCACCACGGCGCTTTCATTGGCATAGTCGGATTCAACCTGACGGATCACCTTCCGAAGAATGCGCGCAACCTCGGCGCGCCTCTCCGTCTCCGTCTCCCCGAATGCGGCGTTGCACGTTTCGAAACTCACCCGGAACATCGCGTCACCCCCTCGACCTGGCATCATCAGCGCCCGGTGGTCAGCCCGGACGGACGGAGCGCGCAAGGCGCGCCCCGTTTCGCCTTACCCCTGCGCGGCCTCCTTCTCGGCGAGTGTCGGCGCGCCCTTGGCGGTGCGCATATGCTTCTCGGCGAAACTCGGAGCCGGTTCATCGACCGGCAGCGTGGCGATCTTTCCGTATTCGTCCCGGATGTACTCCTTCAGCCGCTTCGTTGCCTCGTTCTTTGTCCTCGTTCCCGCCGCCGTCTCATCTACTGCTTCCCGCAGCAGCTCGTAGTAGCGGACGCCTCCAGCGGTCGCGTAGCTCCGGGACGGCACCAGGACGGTCGGAGCCTCGCCCTTCTTCGACCGCCACACCGAACACCCCACCAGCTTGAGTCCGGCGAGAAGGCCCTCTTCGAAATGAATCTCCACGTCTGCCAGCTTCGAAGCCGGAGTACCCCCGTGATTCAGGACGTAATGAACTCGCATCGGAAACCCCCTTCTGCGCGTGTCAGCGGCGCGCCCCGGAAGTGTGCTACTGAATCGGGTGAAGATTGCAGCCCGGATCCGGGCAATCGTGGCCCCCCAGGTCCGGCCTTGATGCGCATGTCCGGCAGTACACCCCGCCACAGGCGTCACAGGCGGTCCAGGTGCTCGTCAGGCGGCCACAGTAGAGGCAATGCAGCGGCATCCTCGACGCCCACGCCACAGGCACCGTCTCAGGCGCTTCCCTGAAACCAAATCTCGCGGATCTCATCACTTCACCCCCAAGAATCAATAATGGTTTGTGCCATGAATTCGGCATACGGCACCCGCCACCGATCCCACCGGAACCGCAAGCAAGCGCACCCCGGAGCGACACAGGCCCCATGTCCGGGGGCGAGTAGCCCGCTGTCACTGTGCATCGAACCTGCCCCGTCTCCTGTGTGTCCACAGGCGCAAACGGATGCAGGGTGGCGCTCCTTGTACTCCCGGCTCTTCTCCCGCTGCTCTTCGGTGATCGTCGGCATGTCAGGCCTCCTCGACGGTGAATGGATGCGGATGGTCCGCATCTTCCACCGTCACCGAACAACTGGACGGGATAGCGGCCCGGATCCCCCGCGCCGCGCCTCCCGCCTCTTGCTTCGACGGGAACCGGTGCGCGTCCTCCCGCTTCGTCACCGGTGGCCCATCGCTCACCCCAGCGAATCGGACTTTCCCCTTTGCGCTCTCTACCCGGACGATGTAAGCCATCTCAGCACCCCCTCGGGAATATGCACCCCATACCCTATTAAGGCGAGAGAATCGTGCCAAAAAACATGGATAAACCTGTGCATAAAATAATCCCTATCACTTCTCAGGGGATAGGTATGAAAATAAATATTACTCCACAGGATATACACAACCTCAATTCGTTGCAGCGTGCACCAAAGTGATGCATCGGAGTGCAACAAAATAATGCTTGACAGGTACAACAGAATGATGCATCTATGGGAAACATGGGACAGAATTCACCAATACTGGAAGGTGTAACCGAAAGGGTACAGTCGCCCCTTCATGGCAAGCGCAAGTCGAATCCCATCCGGATGGCAGTAGACAACACCATCAAAGCCATGATCGAGCAAGGATCTTCAGTAAGGAAGATTGCCGAAGCCCTGAACATCAGCCCCAATACGGTCCAGCGGGTGCGCAACGACATGAAGGCGCTACGCCCCGTCGATGATCTGAAATCCGGCCTCATGTCTCCCCGTCTCGGGGAGATGTCGGCGAAAGTCGTGGAGCATTTCCTCAAGAAAGGCGCAAAGCTCAAGGCAATCAAGGGTTCTGACGCCATGGCAGCGGTCAAGACGGTGGCCGATCGCCAATGGCCTGTTCGCCTGGAGCACGGGCCGGCCAGCTTCTCCTTCACGAATGTCAACCTCAACCTATTCCTGCCCGATCCTCAGCCGACAGCCCAGGGCGCCCCCGTGGACACTACCTGTAGTGTTTTGGATGGTGGGAAACAGGACAAGGACGAAAACCTTAATCAATTCAAGGATGCCAATGTCCAATAAGGGCGATTATGTCAAATAGCTGGGATCTCCCGGACCTCGGGAAGATAGCAGGTGCGCCGCCCCTGGGTGCGGACGGGGGGGGCAGGCCCCCGTCACAATCGGCCTACACTCAAATAAGATCCGCGTCCATGCCGGCGCAATTTTTTAAGATTCCGGATGAAGGCGACCTTGTTCTTCAGTAATTCATCCTCGAAAAAATTTCATTTCATATCGCCTTATTCCCGTATTTCTTGCTATCCGACCAGGAGACGCATTAATGGCGAAGTTATTCGCTACGACCTGGTGTGCGCGCTGTTGTTTTTTTAAGCGCTGGTTTTGTTTAATTGCCTGTTCCGCCTCGGAGGACGAGTTGAGGAAGGTTGATGGTTGAGGGTGTTTTCAAAGAAGGGAAGTTGAGATGCCGGTGAAGATCGAGAAATTGCCTGGTGGCGGCGCACGGGTTAGCACACCGAACATGGTTCACGCCAAGCACACGACTTTTCAGAAGGCGATGGCTCAGAAGCGGCTGTTGAACGCCGTGGAGCACGGCTGGGCTCCCGGGAGAAGGAATTCGACCGTGAAGAAGATGCCGATGAAGTTGAAGGGCATGAAATGAAAATCGGGAGGCTGTCCTGTCGTCTATCTCGCCTTTCGTTTTCAGGCGAGGAAGGCGGCCAGCGATCGAACCCCGGGGTCTATATCGGCCCGATGGATTATGGCCGCCTCCTGGGGTTGTCGATCGAGCTCGGCGCCCTATATTTTTGCCTTTCTTGGCGCATCGCATGATCGAGCTTAACGGGCAGAAATTCGAGTGGCGGTCTGATTGCCCGTATAAATTCGATTATCGGAAGGTTGCGAAGGCGATCGCTGAGGCCGGCACGGGGGAAGAGGGGCAGAAATTCGGGCGCGACACTTTCCGGAAGTTGATTCTGAATGATTTATTTTTCATCGTTTATTTCGTCCTGAAAATCCCGATTGCGAATTGTCCGTTTGTCGTCCAGGCGTGTCGTGAGGTAGAGGACGGCCCCGCTGATTTCACATTGGACGTGTGGGCCCGGGAGCATTTCAAGAGCACGATTGTAACGATTGCCGAAACGATCCAATGGATCTTGAAGAATCCGAACGACGCAGCGGGGATTTTTTCGTATGTCCGGCCGGTGGCGAAGAAATTTCTTAGTAGCATCAAAAGTGTTTTCCAGAACGAAGAGGTTTTGCATATCTGTTTCCCTGACATTGTGTATTCGAACTGCGAGAGAGACGCCCCGAAGTGGTCAGAGGATGAGGGGTTGATTTTGAAGAGGACGACCAACCGAAAGGAACCGAATCTTAGCGCGTGGGGGCTGACGGAGGGGATGCCGACCGGCTTTCACTTGGGGCGCCGTGTTTACGACGATATTTCGACGGAAGACATGGCTGATTCCGTCGACATGATGGAGAAGGTCAAGACGAAATTCGACTCGAGTCAGAACCTCGGGTGTGAAGGTGGCCATCATCGTGTGGTCGGCACGTATTACCACCACGCGGATCCGCTGACGTATATCCATGGGATCAAGACTCCGGAGGGTGGGCTCCGGTATCGCTATCGTTTCAAGCCCGGGAGTGACGACGGCACGGCGACCGGGACTCCGGTGTTCGTGTCGCAAGAGCGATGGAACGATTTGCGGCTTACCCGGACTTTCAACTGCCAGCAGCTTTTGGATCCTTCGCCGCTGGCAGACATGAAGCTCAACCCTGATTTTTTCCTGCCGATCGAGCGAAGGATGATTCCCCGGGATGTATATCGGTTCATGTTGGTCGACCAGGCTGGCGACTTGGCGACGGCGAAGGTCCGGTCGGGCGCCGCTTTGGATTCCTGGGCGGTTGGCGTGGTGGCCGTGGAGCCCTTCACCGACGATATCGGCCAAAGCCGTGTGTTCCTCGAGGATATCTGGATCACGCCGGCGTCGGAGAGCGAGGCGATCGACCAGATCGTCCGGATGTACCTGAAAGCCGGCATGATCCAGAAACTCGGCGTGGAGAAGATCGGCCTTTCGTCTACGCATACCCACGTACAGAAGGCGCTGCAGGCTGTTGGGCGGTTTGTTTCGTTCGAAAAAGGCGGGAACGGCGTACTTCTGCACCCGCTGGGCCAGGGATCCAAGGGTGGCGGCTGGAAGAAGAAGATGATCGAATCCGCGCTGTCCTGGCCGCTGAACAACTCGAAACTCTATTACTCCACGGCCTGTCCGTCGAATTTCATCGAGCGGATCAAGATGGAGATGAGGAATTTTCCAGTTTGGCACGACGACGGGATCAATATGTTTGCCTATCTGTTTTCCCAAATCCTGAAAGACATGTCTTTTGGGTTGGCCGAGGAAGATGCCGAGGCAAAGAAGAGGGCTGCGCGGTACGGCAACAAGCCCGAACGCCGTAGTTGGATGGGGGTCTGATGGCCACTTTTAATGAAATATCTGACGCTTTGACGCCTCCGAAAGCCGAATCAGCCGCGCCTGTAGCGGCGATTTCGACGTACAAGCGCTGGTACAACGAGGCGAGGGCGGTATCGAGCGATTGGCGCGATGAGTCGGTGGAGGATTCCCGGTTCTATCACGGTGGCAAGGGTCAATGGAAGCAGAAGGATATTGACGCTCTTGAGAACGAAGGCCGGCCGCATTTTTCCATCAACCGGATCAAGCCGACGATCGATTTACAGAAGGGCATCGAGATCCGCAGCCGTACGGATATCGACGCGAAGCCTCGCGGAGCTTTGGATGGCGGCACGGCCGATGCAATAACTTCTGGCTTCAAATACATCCAGGATCAGAACAATTCCGACCACAAGGTTTCGGATATTTTCTTCGACGGTTTGAAGGCCGGCATCGGCTGGATCGAGATTTGCCTGAACGACGATCCCCGGGAAGAAGAGATCGAGATCGCCTACAAGGACTGGCGCAAGGTCGGCTGGGACCCGTACGCGCATGGGGTCCTGTTCGACGATGCCAGGTATATGTTCGAAGATCGGTGGGTCGATCTCGACATAGCGCAACAGACTTGGCCGGACAAGAAAGACCAACTGACGGCCATGATGGAGGACGCCCGAGGAGAGAAGGGCGAAGCAGCCCAGCACAGCCGGGAGCTACCGGATCAGTATAAATCCGGGAGCCCGGTCCAGTTTTGTGACACCACGCGCGAACGTGTGCGATTGGTGAAGATGTACTTCAAGAAAATGCAGCTCGGGATCTTCCTCAAGTTCAAGGACGGGCACGTGGAGGAAATTTCCACGGAGAAGTTGCAAGCGGACCCGTTGCTGGTTGCGAATTCGAACGTCATCCGGATCAGCAAAGTTCCCGTTCAAAAGATGTGGTGCGTGATTTTCTCGGGAGACGTGATTCTCGAGGAAGAAAAGCCGACGATCTACGAGCACGATCATTTCCCGCTGATCCCGTTCATTTGCTACATGGACGAGGACGGCTGCCCGTACGGAATGGTCCGTAACATGAAGGATCCCCAGCAAGAGATCAACAAAAACCGGAGTCAATTTACTCATATTTTGACAACCCGCCGCGTGTTTTTCGAGACGGGAGCATTCAAGGATTCGCTGGGAGCGAAGAAGGAAATCAGCCGGCCGGATTGTTGGATTGAATTCAACGTCGGCGCGCTGACTCAGAAAAAATTCCAAATGGAGAACGACACCAAACTTGCGGACATGCATTTCGAGATTATGAAAGAAGCAAAGATGGAGCTACAGGAGGTTTCCGGCGCCGTCGAAGAGCAGATGGGCCAGCAGACGAACGCGCGATCGGGCGTGGCGATCGAGGCGCGCCAACGGCAGGGAGCGACGGTCAACACGGAGCCCTTCGATAACCTCCGGCTGACGAAACGCCGCATGGGAGAGCTGATGCTCTCCATGATGAAGCAATATTGGACGTACGAGAAGGTCATCCGGATCACCGACGATCAGACCGGCGCGGACAAGTTCGTGACGTTCAACCAGGGCGGCAAGAACATGCTCGCCCAGGGCCGGTACGATATCATCGTCGCCGATCATCCCGAAACGGAAACCACCCGCCAGTGGATGAGCCGGACGCTGATGGACTTCGCCTCGAAGATGAGCCCGGATATCGCCCTTCCCGTGATGCAAGTGGCTTTCGAAATGACCGATATCCCGAACAAGGACGCCGTGGTCAAGAAGCTGGCCGAGGCCGTCGCCAAGCAGGACGCGCTGACGCAGCAGAAGGTCCTTTCCGACCAGATCAAGGGCGAGAAGCCTCCCCAGGCCGCCCCCGCCGTTCCCGAAACGCCGAAGGCGATGGAAGAGGCGGCGCCCAAGACTCCCAAGGAAGCCCTCGACATGATCTTGGCCGGCAAGACATGGGGAGCCGTTACGGAAATCGATGATGCAACTGTCGAAAGGGCCGCGCAGTTTTTGCTTGCTCTAAAACCGCCCGCCGGGGGCGTAAAAAAACCGGCCTCGCCTACCAAGGCGTAAAAAGGGGGATTCATGTCCAGCGAAGCAGCAGAGGAAAAGGAATTCACGGAAGCGGAGTTGACTGGCGAAGAAGGGAAGGACACCCCTTTTTTAAGCACCACTATCACTCCTGAAGCGACACCCGCCGTCCCGCCCGTTGTTCCCGAAGTGCCGGGAAAAGAGGCCGAAGCCGTTCCGGGGAAAGAACCGGCCCCCCCGACCCTGCCGCCGACGAAGGACGAGCGGACCGTGCCGTTGGCCGCGCTGCACGAAGAGCGTCGCGCACGGCAGGAACTCAGCAGGAAACTCGAGGAACTGCAAGCCAGGTTGACCACCGAGCCCCGCAAGACCCCCGCGGAGCTGATCCTCGAGGATCCCGAAAACGCCATGACCGTTCTCATGCAGGAGATCACGGATCTCCGTGGGGAGATCGCACGAACCAACATGGAACGGGACATCAACGCGGCCGTTCCGAATTTCCTCGAGCTGGCTCCGCAGATGGAGGAATTGCTCCTGGGCGAAGGTTTGTCCGAGGAAACCATTCGGGACTTGATCAGCTCGAGCGGCAAGGAAGCGCCGAAATTCTTCAAGATGCTGGCCAAGCTGACGAGCGCGCCAAACGAGGAAACTCTTCGGACGAAGTTGACCGCGGAGCTTACCCCGACGATCACGGCCACGGTGATGAAGGATCTCATGGCGAAATTCAAGATCGTGGACGGTGAGATGAACCTGGAAAAGCTGCCGGGATCGCCTCCGGACGGGAAGTTGAACGTGAACACCGAAGAGGAATTCGCAAAACTCACCCCCGAGCAACAGCAAGCATGGCTGTCCGGGGGATAAAAAAACCAAGGAGTAGGAACCCATGGCACAAACGGAATTCGGCGTAAACCACGCCCTCGCTGTCAAACGATGGAGTCTGTCGCTTGCGACGGAAGCCGTCAAGAAGATGTACTTCGGGAAGTTCATCGGCTCCATCATCTCCAAACTCACCGACCTCGAGAAGAACGCCGGCGACAAGATCACCCACGGGCTACGCATGAAGCTCCGCGGGGCCGGCGTCACGGGCGACAACACCCTCGAGGGGAACGAGGAAAGCCTGACGTACTACGACGATGCGCTTCTGATCGACCAGCTCCGTCATGCGGTGCGGTCGAAGGGGAAGGCGTCGGAGCAGCGCGTCCCGTACAACATGCGCGCGACCGCGCGCGAGGCTCTGGCGGCCTGGTGGGGGGAGCGGTTCGACGAGCTCCTGTTTGTCTATATGTCCGGCGCCCGGGGCGTGGATACCACCCTCACTCTTCCGATCGGCTTCACATCGTTCGCCGGCAACGCCTTGAACGTCCCGGACGCGGCGCACATCCAGTACGCGAATGGGCTTGCGAAGGCCACCATCACGACCGCCGATATCCTCACGCTCGGGGAGATCGACAAGCTGGTGGAGAAGGCCGAAACCGTCGATCCCATGATTCAGCCGATC